ATACCCACACCCATCCCCATGCCCACACCAATACCCATTCCCACACCCATCCCCATTCCCTTTAGCTTTCATGATCTTATGCACTCATGATAAATCTGCAAGCTCTCTACATCATTGATAACTACTCCTGCACAAATGGTCCTACGCCTACCCCCATACCCATACCCACGCCCACTCCCGTTCCCATACCCATACCCATACCCATACCCATACCCATACCCATACCCATTCCCCCTCCCATACCCACCCCCATACCAATACCCACACCCATCCCCACACCCATCCCCATCCCCACACCCCCTCCCATCCCCATCCCCATTCCCTTTAGCTTTCATGGGGGCTCCTCTGATACATGTGTATCAGTCATTTTAGTACCTCTTTGTCTTTGTTTATATTCAGCCCATCTATTAACCCCTTAAATGCCACACTACGTTCTGATACAAATGTATCAGCTTCCTGCCGTACGGGTTCTAGCGCCGCCCATTTCTTTTTCCTGCCACGTTTCTTTTTCATTCCCATGACTTTCATATCTGCCGGCCACCCCGCAAGAATCGCGTTATTTCTGCCCGCGCTTATCCTGCTAGATATGGCACGCTTGGCAAGGGCTGCATCCTGCTTAGTTTTAGTGGCTGTTATGTCTGCATCCTGTTGTGCTGCCAGTGCCTTCTCAGCTTGCGTTAAGGGTGCTCTCTGCACCACATCAGATGGCTCCAGCACAAACCTAGGCAGTTTCTTTTTAACGAGCGTGAGCTCTTTATACGTGGCGCGGGCTGTGTCCACGGCATTTATGCTTACAAGCGCCAGCCATTCATCGATTGGCACAAACACGCCACTACGCAGGCTTTCTGACCAGTTCCTAAATAATCCCGCAGTAGCTCTCAGGCTGTTATATGCCCCCGTCTTGCGCGTTAGTTCCAGAGACATTTCAACTTTAAGGATAGTATCCCACACTGTGTTTAAGTACAGGTTAACAGCGGGTTCATTCCATTGGGAGTTCTTAGTACTCACATACCGCTTCACTACTCGCAAGTCAGTGAGAGCTTTCTTTAAGCGTTTATCCCATTGCTTAGCCCACATTTCCCTAGTGTTTAGTGTCGCCTTTTCCTTTAATACCACTCTTGATAGGTCGAGGCGAGCTTTATTTCCCGCAGTTTTATCTGCTAAATAAATATTTAATGCTTGGTTTGGGGTTATCCCGCGTGTTGGTTTACGTCCGCAGGTGTTGCAAACCGGGTTTTCTTTGTATTCTAATTTGCGTACGCGCTCTTTGTTTTTATTAATAACAACATGAAAAACATTGCGCATAAAGCGCACTCGAGGCTTTTCTTCGCCACATACTGAGCATATCTTCTTGATTTCACTCATTGTTTTCTCTCCTAACATAAAATAATTTGGCTGCTTGGTTGTGATGTGCCCTAGACATGCACTTTACAGAGTTTGATAGAAGAAAGCAACCTTTGAATTGAGGACTATCTTCACCTATAAAAAAAACTTCACCCCCACGGCATATGCCCTACTGGCGGGTTTTAACAGGCACATAGCCCTTATTACCTACACGTTTTAGAATTTTATATACATATATATGTATATAGTGTGTGTTTATTATTTATTGTTTTAGAAAGAAAGAAAAAAAGTTAGTTAGTATATATATATAAATTTCTAATACTAGTATATATATAGGGCCATGCTTGGCTAATGCTTAATAGGCATGCGGGTTTGCGGGGGGCTGGTGATGATAATAATGTGCTAGATGCCACCCAACTGTCCACATGAAAAAAAACGTATCTCGACCAAAACCTTGGTAAAACCCTAGGCATGCGGGTCTTGGGGGTGCACGGGCCTAGAGCCTCGATGCACCCTTTTTGTAACGCTTTGATACATTTATGCTCTTACGTCACCTGCTCTACGGAAAGCGTCGGCAAGCGGTGTTGGCTTATGTTGCTTGGCTTCCATTTTGTTTGCCGCGTCCAGTAGGTCTAGCTCTATGGCCCAGTACAGCGATTGGGTTATGAGGTCTGTGGCGGACAGGCGTGCGGTCTGTGCTACTTCGGCGGCAACGCGTAAATGCTTGCGGTGTTCGTAGGGATGGTCAAGCATGGGTAGGATTACGGAGAGGTCTTCTTTTAAGTGTGCTGGAAGGCCTTTGTTTTCTTTGATGAATTTGATTGTGTTGTTCATGATGTTGCTCCTTGTTGTCGTTGATTAAGTCGTTGGCTGATACATTTGTATCAGCTTTGTTTCACTTTCCAAACACCCTTGCTCACGCCGGTGTTCACTTTCCAAACACCCTTGCTCACGCCGGTGTTCACTTTCCAAACACCCTTGCTCACGCCGGTGTTCATATTTTCTGACCAGTTCCTTGGTTCCTGATACAAATGTATCAGCCATGCTCGGGATAGAATCCCGCCGGCGGTGCGTAGAGCGTCCTTGGCGCTGTTAGTGGGGTTGAATGAATGGATGGATACGTTTGCGCTTGTAGACGGGCACAGGCGCGATTGTGGTGGGTTTGAAGGCGGCTTCAGCTTCAGCCAGGTATGGCGAGCGGAAGGGATGGTGGTGCGGTGCAGCATGAAGATTTGTTTCAAGTGTCCAGTATTTTGTGTATGGCTTGGTGTTCATGGTTAAAATCCTCTGATTAGTGCATCGATTGTTAGGGCGATTAAGCCCACGATTGAGATTGTCCAGACTAGCTTGTCACCTATGCTGTACGGTTCGTTTGGTTCATTTCTGAACCCTTGCTCACGCCGGTGTTCACTTTCCAAACACCCTTGCTCACGCCGGTGTTCATTTCCCATGACCAGTTCCTTATTAACGTTGGGCTGATACATTTGTATCAGCCGTATTGCAGACAGATTCCCGCGCAATCAATCGTTTACCTAGGGCTTGGTTGCCTGTTGGTATGAATTGAGGCGCATCTAGGCAGTAGTCTTTGACGCCTGTTTCCTGCCCGTAATCTGGGCGTATTCCCTTTTCTTTGTATCCTTGCCGGATGTAGTTAGGTCTATACACGAAGCCTCCATTTAGGTTGTTGAGATTGGATGTGCTGGTTTATTGTCGTGGGTACTGTGATTGTGCCCATCAGCCCCATTATTTCAGAGCGCACAGATTGGAGCGCCGTACTAAGCGCGGTTTCTTTGTCTTTCAGGGCAGTGTATTTATCCCAATTAGTTAGGTTGCTCATGGTAATCACCTCCAGGTTGTGCTGATACACGATGTATCAGCGGTTTGTTAAGGTGTGACGCTTTGGTATTGTGATGGGGTTATGCTTAACTATAACTTTGAGGTTATGCTGTGCTGATGAGCCATAATTGTTGGGTTATAATTAGCTTCGCCCCATCACGCTGCCGAGTAACGCTGTAAAACTATTTCCAGTCACGCAGGAACTTAGCTTTTTCGGCTTTACTCATACCAAGATTATTCACGTACTTAAGCGCCAGTGCCACTTTGTCTTTTTCTACCTGCGTAGCATTGCTACTCTTACCTTCTAGCGGCTTAGCGATGATCCGGCGCCACTGTTGATACGCAGATATGTCACGCAATTTAGAATCATACTTGTCAGGACTGCCTTTCCAAAACCGGGGGGTAATTGTTGTACTATCGGCAAACTCTGCATAGCACTCGTATTGGGCTTTGAAGTCTTCTACCCAAACGAGTAGACAATCACGACCTACAGTTTTACCCGCAATATTGCTATCCCAATGGTTATCCCCTTCTTCAGAGCTACTTAACATTTTCCGTAAAAAAGGCGAAAAAGCTTTAGCTTCTTTAACTGATAGTGCTTTTTTCATGATATAAACCCCTAAGTAAATTACTGATACATGATGTATCAGAGCCACAGAGCGATTGCCCTATGTAACCCCAATCCATAGCAACCATTATCCATAAGTGTAGTTCTGTATACCTAGATACCTGACCCCACAGTGTACGTATAACCCCTTTTATGTGGGTGCTGTGGCATGGTGGTAAGAACAGGAATCCCCAACCACACCACATAATTGTCTAAAATATGTATAAAACTAGACTTCGTAATCCCGCACTCTTTGTCTAAAAGTTGACATCATCAACCACACAAAAAAAGCCCCAGGAGTGCCAAGCACTGCAACTGGGGCGAGGGGGACGGGGAGATCCCAACTACAAGGAGAAACCATTGCACAATAGCATAAAAGGAGGTACATTAAAACCACTTTAACAACAACGGGATGCGTAAGTACCCCGCAAATACATGTTTGAAGACCTGGTATCTGGTGCTATTGAGGCGGGGGCGTTCATCCCGGAGATACTGTCTTCGCCAAAAACAGGCTTCACAGCAAGCCAAAAAGTTTCCGCTTCAGATGAACTGGATGCTAAGTTCCGCACTGCGCAATGGATAAAAGAGCTAGGTGGCAGCACCGAAGAAGAAGCCCTGGAAGAAATCCGGCAACGTGAAATGATAGAAATACACCACGAAGTAGGCGATGCCTTTGCAGCCTTTACCTCCCCTGAAGCTACAGAGCAAAGCAAAAAAAATGCCGTAGCCACCTTGAAGACCCCCGCCGTGGTGCGAGAATTGGTGGGCATGCTCACTGCATACAACTGGGCCTTCGTAGAACAAGCCCAGGAAATCAGAAGCTACCTTGTATCAGAGCTATTAAGTGAGGTTAAAGACAATAAAGATGCCAAAATACGCTTAAAGTCCATAGAACTACTCGGAAAGGTTACAGAAATTGGCTTATTTACCGAAAACATCAAGGTAGAGAAGAAAAACATGTCCGATATAGAGCTGGATGAAGAGTTAAAGCAGCGTTTAGCTCAATATGCGTCGTTTTCCAGAGCCCCAGAAGTGGTGGATGGGGAAATAATCCCCCAAATACCAGAAATTATTGTAGAAACAGAGCTAAAAGATGCTGAATAATGCTCAGATTGACGATATTGTCTCAGGTAAAATTCCACTATCAGCCCTTAGCAGCGCTGAAAAACAACGTATTATTGACCTTTTAGACGAAAAAACACAGCGTTTACAGGCAGATACAGCTAAAATTGACTTGATACAGTTTGCTCACGCAGTTTATCCGGGGTATTCTGTAGGTGCGCACCATAAGCGCATGGCTGAACTGTTCAAAGCCGTAGCGGACGGTACCAAAAAGCGCATAATCATTAACATAGCCCCACGTTTTGGTAAATCAGAACTAACATCGTATTTATTCCCTGCATGGTTCCTGGGCCAGAAGCCAGATGCTAAAATCATCATGGCAACCCATACTGCGTCCCTCTCCGAAGATTTTGGCCGGCGCGTACGGAATCTTATAACCACTCCTGAGTACCAGCGCATATTCCCAGGCACGCAGTTGTCTGGCGATTCAAAGTCGGCCGGCGCATGGAACACCTCTGCTGGTGGTAAGTACTACGCCGTGGGTGTGGGGGGTGCGCTGGCTGGACGTGGTGCAGATTTATTGGTAATTGACGACCCCCACGCCCTTGAAGTTAGCACATTGGTGGCCACTACTCAGGGGTTTAAAACTGTATCAGACTTGAAGGTTGGCGATTTTGTATTTGGCCCAGATGGTGTACCAACAGAGGTTCTTAGTAAGTCTATGGTTTGGGATGATAGGCCACTATATGAAGTTGCTACGAACGATGGGGAGATTATTAAGTGTGATGGTGGCCACCTGTGGAACTACCGTTCTGACACCAAACTTTTCGCACGTCACAAAAATAGCACTGCCAGGGACTTGGCTTACTGGGATAAAACTAGCCTACCGTGTATGCCACGGCACAAAGCCGTTGAGTACGCAGAACAGACACTCCCAATAGACCCCTACATATTAGGCGCATGGTTAGGAGACGGCACTTCTAGTTTGGGCAGAATGACTTCTCATCCAGACGATGCGGTGTTTATGCGGGGGCAGTTCATAGCTGCTGGATACACGACTACAACACATAAAGACTTGTATTCTTTTGGGGTACTAGGGCTACGAGCTCAACTAACAGCCCTTAATGTGCTGAATAATAAGCACATACCAGAAGCATACTTGATAGGCAGTGTAGCCCAGCGTATAGCGCTTCTACAAGGGCTAATGGACACAGACGGCACCTGCACAGAAGCGGGGCAGTGCAGCTTTCAAAACACCAACCACACACTCGCACTAGGGTTTCGTGAGCTGCTACAAAGTTTAGGCGTGAAAGCAAGAATGTGTGTTTATGAAGATAAAAGGGGGCGGCACGCATCTCGTAAACTAGACTATAGGATTAATTTTAAGCTTAAAGACTCTTTCAGAATGCCTAGAAAGAATACACGCACTTTCACCCCCACAGATAAGCAGTGCAGATCTTTTACTGTACGCATGCTGGAAGAAAAAGGGAGTGTGCAGTGTATAACGGTAGCTCGTAAAGACGGGTTGTTTCTAGTTGGCCGAGGGTATGTCGTAACGCATAACTCAGAACAAGATGCCAGATCGGGCACTAAGACAGTCTTTGATCAGGCGTGGATGTGGTATCAGACAGGCCCACGGCAGCGGTTAATGTGGGGTGGGGCCATTATTTTGGTTATGACCCGGTGGTCAGCCGTAGATTTAAGTGCCAGGCTGCTGGAGTACCAGGCCAAGAACCCTAACGCAGATCAGTGGGAAGTGATTGAGTTTCCCGCGATACTACCAAGCGGTAAAAGCCTGTGGCCTGAAAAGTGGCCAGTGGAAGAACTGCTCAAAACTAAAGCCACCCTGGATGCCCAGTATTGGAATGCGCAGTATCAGCAACAGCCCACCTCCGAAGAAGCGGCGATAATTAAAAGGGAGATGTGGCGCGAATGGGCGTCGGACACGCCCCCGTTGTGTACGTTCATACTGCAGAGCTGGGATACAGCACATGAAACAAAAACCTCAGCTGACTTTTCAGCATGCACCACTTGGGGGTTGTTTATTAATGAAAATGAAGGTGATACCATGCACATTATCCTGCTGGACGCCTTCAAGGGCAGGTATGAGTTCCCTGAGCTAAAGAAGAAAGCCTATGAAGCATACAAGGAGTGGGAGCCGGATATTTGCATAATTGAAAAGAAAGCGGCGGGAGCTCCATTAATACAAGAGCTTAGACGTGCTGGCATACCAATTTCAGAGTATAGTCCTAGCAGGGGTAACGACAAGACTGTGCGGATTAACGCCGTGGCCGATGTGTTTGCATCAGGTAAGGTCTGGGCTCCAGCCAAACGGTGGGCTCGAGATGTCATAGAAGAAATGGCGGCATACCCACAAGGCGAGCACGATGATCTGGCAGACACTACGACACAGGCAATACTGAGATTCAGGCAAGGGGGGTTTATCCCGCTGCCAGCAGATGAGAAAGATGAACCTAATTCATTCCGGTCAGTACGCCGGACACCTTACTACTAGGATAAATCATGGCCATAACTAAACCCCTCTACACAAGCCCTATGCGCAGACTGGAGAATGAACCAGACGAATCAGGTGTGGAAATTGAGATTGACGATCCTGATGCTGTAGTTGAAGTAGAGATTGATGCGAGTGATGAAGATTCTTTTACTGCGAATCTGGCAGAGCACTTGGAGAAAGGCGTGCTTACCACGCTGGGTTCAGACTTGATGGAAGATATAGAAAACGATAAGCGCAGCAGGTCAGAGTGGGAGAAGACATACAAAGAAGGCATCAAGCTCATGGGCTTGGGCTATGAAGAACGTACTGAACCGTGGGATGGCGCGTGCGGAATATTCCACCCCATGATCACAGAAGCAGTAGTAAGGTTCCAGGCTGAAACAATAATGGAGACATTCCCAGCTGGCGGCCCAGTAAAGACCCACATCTTAGGCGACATAACCCCAGAAAAAGAAGATGCAGCCTCCCGCGTTGAAGAGGATATGAACTATATTCTCACGGAAAAGATGCCCGAGTTTCGTCCTGAGCATGAACGGATGCTGTGGAATTTGGCTACGGCGGGATCTGCGTTCAAGAAAGTGTATGAAGATGCTGGGCTCAACCGCCAGACGTCAGTATTTGTACCAGCAGAAGACGTGTACCTGCCATACGGCACATCGGAAATAACGACATGCGCACGCGTAACCCATGTGATGCGCAAGACGAAGCATGAACTTGAACGCCTGATTTACAATAAATTTTACATAGATTTTGACATCGGTGATCCTGTTCAGATGCGGGTGGATGATGTTCAGCGTGCCAAAGATAAAGAGACTGGGTTAAATCCAATCAATGATGAACGCCACACGTTGTTTGAGTGTTTAGTGGATATTGACTTGCCTGGGTTTGAAGACAAAGATAAAAATGGGGAGCCAACAGATTTGGTATTGCCCTACGTAGTTACGATGCTGGCAGACGGTAAAGTTATTGCAGTGCGACGTAACTGGAGAGAAGATGATAAGGATAAGATTCGGCGTCAACACTTTGTACACTACCAATACATACCTGGCTTCGGAGCATATGGATTTGGGTTAATTCATTTGGTAGGCGGTTTCGCTAAGAGTGCCACTTCGTTAACACGGCAACTAGTTGATGCTGGCACACTGGCTAATTTGCCAGGGGGTCTTAAAACTAAAGGCTTGCGCGTAAAAGGTGATGACACTCCTATAGCACCGGGAGAGTTTCGTGATGTGGATGTGGGCAGTGGAACAATCCGCGATAACATCATGCCATTGCCATATAAAGAACCTAGTGGCACGCTGTTTCAGTTGCTGGGCACCATCATTGAAGAAGGGCGGTCTTTTGCATCCAGTAGCGATGCGTTGATTCCTGATTTAAATAACCAAGGCCCTGTTGGATCTACCTTAGCTATTTTAGAACGCCAGTTGAAAGTTATGTCTGCAGTACAAGCGCGAGTGCACTACGCGTTTAAGCAAGAATTGCAGTTGCTAGCTGAGATCATAAAGAACAACGCCCCAGAAGATTATGAGTTCACGCCACCTAAAGGCAAGACAGCCAAGCGTGAAGATTATGGTGATACAGATATATACCCTGTATCAGATCCTAACGCCTCAACTATGGCCCAGCGTGTAGTGCAGTACCAAGCTGCCATTCAGATGTCTACTACAGCTCCACAGATTTATGACTTGCCGCACTTGCACCGTCAGATGCTAGGGATACTCGGTATTAAAAACGTAGACAAGATAATTCCTGATAATGATGATAGTAGGCCTACAGACCCAGTGACAGAGAATCTGAACGCGCTTGAGTGTAAACCGCTTAAAGCTTTTATAGCACAAGACCATCAATCCCACATCCAAGTACATCAGATGGCTATGCAAGACCCCATGGTGCAGCAGTTGATTGGGCAGAACCCACAGGCACCAGCCATACAAGCCGCATTACAAGCGCATATTACCCAGCACGTTGGGTTTGAGTATCGGGCACAGATGCAGTTGGCCATGGGCTTTAACTTGCCATTGCCTGATGATGAGATTCCTCCAGAGATGGAAGTGCAGTTGTCTAAAATGCTAGCGCAAGCGGCACCACAAGTACTAGCGCAGTCACAACAGATGGCTGCTCAGAAACAAGCTCAGCAGAACCAGCAAGATCCTGTTATTCAAGCTCAGTTGCAAGATCAGAAGATTGCTCAAGGTGAACTCGATCGTAAGAAGCAGAAAGACATGCAGGACTTCCAGATTGCTCAGAAGCGGCTACAGATAGAAGAGGCCAGGGCTACGGCTGATGGGCAGGCTAAAGTAGCGCAGGTTCAAGTGGATAAGGACAAGATGGAGAAGGATCTGCAGTTTAAGGGCACGCAGATGGGAATAGACATGGCGCACAAGAAAGCGCAACTAAACTCTACTGAGAAACAAACAGGGCTGCAGACTGGGGTGGATATTTCCAAGCATAAAGCCGAGATGCAGGATCGGCAGGCTGCACGCCAAGACGCACATAAGAAGCAGAAACATGAGCATGCCCATGGCGCGGCGCTGCAGATAATGCAGCATGGCCAGGATAATGAGCAGCAGAATCAAGAACATACGCATAAAGAAGGCTTGCAGATACTACATCACGGTCAGAATGCCGACCAACAAAGCGCAGAACGCGCCCATGGGATCGCCCAACAAAGCGCAGACCACGCCCATGAGGCAGGTCAACAAAGCGCTGATCATGCGCAGCAGTTAGAAATGCAGTTAAATGAACCAGAACCAGCGCCAGCCAAAAAGGGGGCAGGTGAATGAAAACAGTACTAGAGGTACTGCAGGATCAGTTGAAGGAAGCAGAAGATGTGCGGAAAGAAGAAGTTTTACGAGGTATGTTCAAGACTTATGATGAATACCGGTATGCCTGCGGTATTTTGAGGGGTCTTGCTTTAGCACTCGATGCTGTAAAAGCCATCGCCAAAAATCAAGAGGAGTCTGATAATGAGTAGGATTGCACTAATAAACCCCATAAATAACGAAGAACCGGCTCCAGATGCAGATAAAGCTCAGCAGTTGCCTGACCCAGCAGGCTGGAAATTGTTATGCGCATTGCCGGAAGTGTCTGAAAACGTTGAAGGTTCTGATACTTTGGTACGCCCAGATCAGTACCGTAGGGAAGATGAAATTGCTACAGTGGTGCTGTTTGTCGTTAAAGTAGGTCCCACTGCATACAAAGATGCCAAGTTTGAAGGTGTTGCATGGTGTAAAGCAGGTGACTTCATCATAGTACGTACCTATTCCGGCACGCGCTTTAAAATACATGGGCGCGAATTCCGCATGATTAATGATGATCAGGTAGAAGGTACTGTTCAGGATCCACGTGGATTATCACGGCACCACGTTTAATTGCCGCGCATTTAGAGGAGTTTGACCATGGCTGAAGCAGCTGCAGTAAAACCCGTAGAAGGTGAAGCTTTTACATTCCCAGATGAAACTGGGGGTAAGGTTGCATTCTCTATTGAAGAGGATACGCCGACAAATGTAGAGGTTATCGATGATACCCCGCCAGACGATCGAGGCCGAAAGCCCCTAGCAAAGCCCGTAGAAGACCCCACGGATGAAGAACTGCAGGCTTACAGCACCCAGGTAAAAGAACGAATCAGCGAATTAACGCATGCTCGGCATGATGAACGCCGCGCAAAAGAGCAGACTACCCGTGAAAAAGTGGAGTTAGAACGATATGCGCAGCAAATTCTTAATGAAAACAAGCAGTTAAAAGAATATGTAACCAACGGCCAGCAGGCTTATGGGCAGGTGGCCACGGCCGGCGCACAGGCTAAACTAGATATTGCTAAGGCAAAGTTCAAAAAAGCGCACGAAGATTTTGATACTGATGCTCTTGTTGCAGCGCAGGAAGAAATGCTAGCGGCACAAATGGAGTTAGCCCAAGCGAAGAGTTTTAGGCCGGCCCCTTTACAACCCATTGAAACTCCTGTATATAATAATCAACAGCAACCAGAATCACCTAGGGTTGACGAGAAAACTGCCAAGTGGCAAGCTCGCAATCCATGGTTTGGCGATACAGACATCCCAGACCATGAAGAAATGACTTCCGTGGCTCTGATAGCGCATAAGCAGTTAGTTCACTCCGGGGTTGATCCCCGCTCTGACGAGTATTTCAAGAAAATTGATGCTCGCGTTCGCGCACGGTTTCCTTCTTATTTCGAGGAAAACGGCCAGTCTCCTGAACCATCCAAAAGGCAAGGAAGTGTTGTGGCTCCGGCCACCCGCTCTACAGCCACGCGGAAAGTTGTGCTTACTAAGACACAGGTAGCTTTGGCTAAACGCTTAGGTGTGCCTTTAGAAGAGTACGCTAAACAAGTAGCTAAACAACAAGGTTAATAAGGAGCATTAAAATGGCTAGAACCGAAAGAGAGATGAGTGCCCGTGATAAACATACGCGAGACGGTGATGTATACACGCCTCCCGGTACGCTGCCAGAACCAACGCCAGAACCAGGCTGGGTTTTTAGGTGGATTGCAACACACGTTATGAGTAAGCCAGATAACTCTAATGTCTCCAAAAGAATGCGTGAAGGCTGGGAGCCCGTAAAGGCTGTTGACCAACCGCAGATGGAAGTTTTGGGTGATGCATCAGGCAACATCGAAATAGGTGGGCTGATGCTGTGTAAAGCGCCGGAAGAGAAAATGCTTAGCCGCAACCGTTATTATGAGAAGCAAGCTGAGAACCAGATTGTTTCTGTAGACAATAGTTTTATGCGAGAAAGTGACCCGCGCATGCCTTTATTCAAGGATCGCAAATCAAAAATCACTTTCGGAACTGGTGATAATTAACTTTAGGAGCTTCAAATGGCTAAAATCGCAAGTCCTTTCGGCTTACGTCCTATTAGCCTCATTGGATCGCAAGTGTTCAATGGGGGCGGAATTCGTGAATATCCGCTGACTGCTAATAATACTTATGCTTTTTTCAATGGTGATATGGTTGTTACAGCTGCTGGTGTTCCCGCACCTTATACGGCAGCAGCAAGCGGCCCTACTACTACAACTTCTGGTCTGGTAGGTGTTTGCGTTGGTGTACGTTATCAACTAGCTGCCGGTAACAGTCTTGGGTATCCTCTGTATGCGCAGTATCTGCCAGCCAATGCAATTACGGCCGGCTATACCAACATCTTCATTCGCGTTGTAGAAGATCCTGACCAACTGTATCTGATCCAGTCTGATGGCACTACCTTCACGGGTATGTCTAACCCAATCGCTTTTGCTTACGGCGTTCCTGTATTACCAATCGGGCTTAACGCTCAGTTAGTAGTTCCTACTTCTACGGCCGACGTGCACCGTGGTAGTACTACTACAGGTAATGCTCTGTGGGCTTTGGCGGCTTCTTCAGCATCAGCATCTACTGCAACTTACGCAGTACGTATTGTTGATTTCCTGAACAGTAACCAGACTGTACCTGGCGCTGCAAACTTTGAGAGTGTGAATGATCTGTACCCTGAAGTGATTGTGAAGTTCAACTTCGGTGTGCATTCTTATTACAACTCAACCCCTAACTAAGGAGTTTTATAATGGCTATTTCACGATCGCAACTGTTAAAAGAACTCCTTCCAGGGCTGAATGCCTTGTTTGGGTTGGAATATAAGCGCTACGGCGAAGAGCATAAAGAGCTCTACGAAGAAGAAACTTCTGAACGTAGCTTTGAAGAAGAAACCAAACTGTCCGGTTTCAGCGCTGCACCTGTGAAGGTTGAAGGTCAAGGCATCGACTACGATACCGCACAAGAAGCGTGGACGACTCGGTATCAACATGAAACCGTTGCTTTGGGTTTTGCAATCACCGAAGAAGCTATCGAAGACAATTTGTACGATAGTCTGTCAGCTCGGTACACCAAGGCTCTGGCTCGTGGTATGGCATACACCAAACAGGTTAAGGCTGCATCTATCCTTAACAACGGCTTTACTACCGGCTACAACGGTGGCGATGCTGTGCCCTTGTTCTCTGCCTCACACCCTTTGATTGGCGGCGGCGTAAATGCTAACCGTCCTGCAGCAGGTGTGGATTTGAATGAAACGGCTATTGAAGCTGCTACCATTCAAATTGCTGCTTGGACAGATGAACGCGGCTTGTTGCTTGCTGCTAAACCCAAGAAGTTAGTTATTCCTCCAACACTGCAGTTCGTTGCTACCCGTTTGCTGGATACTAAGCTGCGTGTAGGAACTACTGACAATGACATCAGTGCCATTAATAACAACGGCACCGTTGCAGAAGGCTACGTTATCAATCACTTCTTGACTGACGTAAATGCTTGGTTCCTCACCACTGATGTGCCAAATGGCTTGAAGCACTTTGTTCGTACACCTCTGCAGAATTCCATGGATGGCGACTTCGACACAGGCAACGTGCGGTACAAGAGTCGTGAACGGTATAGTTTTGGCTGGTCTGATCCTTTGGGTGTTTGGGGTTCACCTGGCTCTTTCTAGGTAAAATATAGGCAAAAGCTGGCGGTATGGTGGGGGTGTAAAAACCCCCACTTTTTTATTTTAAAATAGGGCTTGTATTATACAAAGCAGTGAGATAAAGTAGAGCCAACACAGGGAGCTCTATGGTCACTATTCTCGCAGTACTGTCGAAATTTCCTAAAGAAGTTCGCAGCAGGTATGATTTTACGCACGCACTGTATACAGGTGCACTAGTCCGCATTGAAAACGTAGTCTGCCAACATCACGGTGTTTTTTCTCAGTATGCCGCGCAGTTTAGAAAAGGGCGTGGGTGCCCCCAATGCGGCGGTGAGCAGCGAGCAAATTCCAGAAGGACCTCAGTAGTAGACTTCATACAGCGGGCAAAAACTGTGCATGGGGATAAGTATGGGTATGTACAAGTAGAATATAAAAATGCATGGACGCCGATTACATTGGTGTGCTGCATGCACGGCACATTCTTAATTCGCCCACAAAAGCATCTAGATGGCCAAGGCTGCCCTCAATGTGGCGCAGTGTTAAGGGGGCACCGGAAAGATGTTAAAGGCGCTTCCAAGCTATCTGCTGCCACTAAAGTGGCTAAATTTGCAGCAGTCTTTGCTAAAACAGCTGGTAAAGTGCACTCAAATGCCTATGACTACAGTAAAGTTAGATACGCAAAAGCGCAGGCTAAGGTAGAAATAGTATGCAACAAGCACGGTTCTTTTTGGCAAACTCCTGAGCACCACATTAAACGTGCGTATGGGTGTCCACAATGCGCACATAACGTGTCTAAAGTCGAAGTGGAAATAGCCCGCTTTTTAGAAATATTTACCCCTGTTATTCGTCGAGACCGTTCTTTAATAAAACCTAAAGAACTGGATATTTTTTTACCAGAGCATAAAATTGCCGTAGAGTATTGCGGCATGTATTGGCATTCTGCTTTTTCTGCCAAGGATGATGTGCTGTTTAGGTCTAAACACATTAGTAAATACCAGGCCGCACGTGATGCTGGGATTAAACTCATAACACTTTATGAAACGGACTGGAGAGACCATAAACCACAAGTAAAGCGGCTGCTTAGAAACCTTGTAGGAAAAAGCAGAGGGAAACTTATGGCTAGAAAGTGTTGTATAAAACATGTACTACACGGAGAGGCGCGCAGTTTCTTTGAAGCGTACCACCCTCAAGGAGGGGATGGGGTGGGCGAGCATTATGGACTTTTTTGGAAAGATAAAATAGTTGCATGCATGCGCTTTACTTTAGGCGGCAATGACAGGGGGCGTGGTGCTAAAGATCGGGTATGGACTTTAAGTAGATTTGCTACAAGACTTTCAGTTGTAGGAGCAGCTTCTAGACTATTTTCAGCTTTTGTGAAGGAACATAATCCAGCGCTAGTAAAGTCTTTTAGCGATAATAGGTTGTTTACTGGGGGTATGTATAGAAAACTAGGCTTTAATCTAGAGGAGGAAAGCGGTGCAGATTATTCTGTATGGTCAGAGAAACGGCTAGAACTTAAACCTAAGTCCCATTTCCAGCGCAGGTATCTAGAGAAACGTCAGAAAGAACACGGTTTTATTGCAGATTTTAACCCCGGTAAAGATGTACGAACAGAGCGTGACGTGACGTTTGAGCTTGGCTGCGGGCGAATTTATGATTGCGGAAAGAAACGGTGGATGTGGCTTGCGAAAGACCTAAATTTCCCTGGTTGACCTAGATATTAAAAAGGAGTATACCTATATAAACCTGGGTGATTGCCCTGCCAAACTGCCCCAGCAGACGATGCAACGACGGCAAGGGTGCTTTTGCATAAGGAAAAATCATGGCTCGTACCTCGTTCACAGGCCCGATTCTGACGGGCTCTATTCGTCAAGGCGCTCTTCGTAATGTAGGCTATACCACGCTTACCCAGTCAGCAGTGCTAGATCTGTCCGTAACCAACGCAGCTACTGCCAACTATGCTGGTGCATCTACAATATTTGTAACTAATAACTACGTCAATGGCGGTAGTGGCCAGAACCTGGCAGCTAATGTTTACACCCCATCGGCATCTGTATACCCTTCAATAGTGCAAGCAATCCCAGCTGATGCAGCCACACGCATTTATCGCGGCGTGGTTATGTACTTGCCCTTTAATAGCACAATTACCGCTATTAACATTTCTTGTGGTGTTGTTCCTGCTGTTGCTGGTGGTACTGCGGTGCTGACTACTTTGATTCCATACGTGTCAAATAACTACACTGCCGCTGCCGGCACGCCTACATATGCTCTTACGAGCGCTGTTACGGCAGTAGGTTCTCAAGCTCTTACGGCAGCTACAGTTACTGAACTGGCTAACTTGAATGCTACTAGCACTGATATTCTGCAAGCGAATGCGCCTAGTCTGTCTCAGGTTGTGTTTACGCTGGCTATTGTAGGAACTACGCTTACTTCAGCCACATCACTGGCAGGGTTGTTTTACTTGAACGTACAGTACACTCAAGCTGACAATAATCTGGGTAATTCAACTACTTACCCCTACTTAGTTGCTGATTAATAGGAGATAACCATGGCACATAAAAACGCAGATGGAATGGAAGAAAAAGGTGGCCCAAAACATAAGATGCACCACGAGCATGTGATGGACGAGCATGCTGCTGGGGGCCACATCCACAATGTTGATCATGTTGAAAAGTTTTATGGCGGCAATGGCCATGAACATGAGCAGCATAAAGTGAAGAAAATGAAACATGGTGGCTCTTGCTAAGGGGTAAAACATGCGTGCTTCTTATCAAACTGTTACGGGTGTTGGGGTATCAAACCCTGTGCCGCTGGACAACTACATTTCGCCTTTCAATGTAGGGTTCGGAAACGCTGTTACTGGCACTGCTACGTACTCGATACAACATACGTTCGACGACGTGTTCGCTGCTGGGTTTAATCCCTCTACAGCTGTTTGGTATAACCACCCGACTGTGGCTGCGCAGACTACTAATATGGATGGCAACTATGCATTCCCGGTAGCAGCTGTAAGGCTTAATTTAACTTCTGGTTCAGGTTCTGTTACGACTACATTCATACAAGCTGGGCGTCCGGGTAACTAATAATGCCTATAGGATCTAGTGGAGTTGCTAATTTCGCTAATACGCAGCCGGGGACAGCTGAAAATGTAGTTGCTGATGTTAATTTTATAAACCCTTATGGCGAAAATGTAGCAGGTGGGGGTGTAGTGTGTATGTTTTCTGATATAGCTAGTGTTGGAGATTTGTTGCAGGAATCAGGGTTTCATTTGCTACAGGAAAACGGGTTCCTTATTCTTCTTTAAATGAGGTGTTATTTTGGCTGATGCAAAGATCTCGGCACTCCCCGTTGCAGGTGCTCTTACAGGTGCTGAATTAGTTCCTATAGTGCAGTCTGGAGTTACAGACCAAACTACGGTGGGGGCTATACTATCTTCTGGGCTGGCTATAGGAACCCCATCAAGCGGCATAGCGACCAATATAACGGGACTACCTATAAGCACGGGTGTATCGGGTCTAGGTACAGGCGTTGCAACTGCGCTGGCTGTTAATGCTGACGCAGCGGGTGGCTTCAAAAAATCTGGCGGTTCAGGAACTTTCGCCACAATCAACGCCACAACGCCCGCAGTCGGCACAACGGCTTTCATCACTGACGTAGGGGTTAATGGTAGTCAGTGGATTTACAACGGAGCGAAATGGGCACCAATAAATGGTTCTGTTGTCCTTGAACAAAATGGCATGGTATGGTTTAGCCCACAAACAGGCTCATTATCAGCAGGCGGTGCTTTAACAGGTATCACAGTCCCTGCGGACATACAAACTTCAAAGGGGTGGATTTGGCTTCCGGTAAATATAGTGGCAGCATCATCTGCTGCTGGTTGGCGTTATATTGTATTTGCATCCACTACTACAGCAACAGTCTATCTTGACCAACCTTCTGCAACATTTCCGGTCGTATGGCCTGCAAGTCCTACTTCCGTAACAGCGGGGCAAGGGGCTTATTCTGGGATTTCGGGATATGGTGCTGCAACATTACCTACAATAGCAGTTCCCGGCAACGCAATGGGGAAAAATGGCAGCATAATCATGGAAGCCTATGGCTCAGGTAGTTTTGGTGGCACAAGTGTTATTGGTATGTTATTTGGCAGTAACATAAACGAATCGGCTCCCAACGGCAGCGGAACGCAATTTGTGTTTATTAAGTCTAATGTAACAAATTCTGGCGTTACAAATGTGCAGAAAGCTGTAAGTATTACAAATACAGGTGTCGCAAATGGAAGTAGCTTAAATAACTTTACACAAGATACAACGGCAAATTTTACAGTAGCTGCGAGTATGCGGCAAAACACAGCTACGCTGTATAGTTATTTTACGACTATCACATTTACTTTGTTAAATGATGGCCAATAATGCCCCGCCACCTATACATCCTTGGTGCGTTGTTACTTGGGGGGTGTGCTCATGCGCCTGTACCCGTGGATAAGCTGTACCCCGGCGTGCTGATTCATCGGAGTGAGGTTTCAGCCGATAGCCTTTGGCAAATATGTCATAACGCCACCGACATGCAACCCGGCAGAACGGCAGACGCTTGTAGTTTTAATTGGGGCAACGGAACGTGCGATATTTTCACGCTGCATAATCCACAGGACACACCGCTTGCCGTAGAATTTAGAAACTGTTTTAGAATGAAGGGTGTGTAATGAAAATGCCACTGGATGATGAAAATTCGTTAAGCACATACCCACAGATAGAAAGAAGAGAGGCTGTTACTAAAGAAGACATGCTTCATTCAATGCGCAGAGTTGTTAAAGAAGCCATAGCTACGGCTCCACAACTATCAGCAGAAGAAGCAGAATGGGTGCGGGCAGCGATAAAAATACAGGCACAAAGAATAGCTCTCAGGAAGGCAATAATTGAAAAAACGTTTGTAGGGTTAGTTTGGGCAGCCATAGTTGCTACAGGTACATATGTAGCGAATTATTTTCACTCACATTGGATATAAAATGAAAAAGCGCTCTGAAGGTAAAGCTCGTGATGCCATGATGCAGCAGGCCCTACAACAAGCAGCCATGCAACAAGCTGCTCAACAACAAGGGGGCCCTCCTCCCGGTGCAGCCCCACAAGGCCCACCTCCTGGTATGGGTGCTCCTCCTCCCGGTGCTGGCGGCCCTCCTGGTATGAAGAAAGGCGGTGCTGTTAGGAAAATGGCTGACGGCGGCAAGGTTAGTAAAGAAGATCCTGAAATTGAAGCCGGCGAAAAGAAAATGAAGTTTGGTGAGCATGCTGATCAGAAGAAAGGCTACACTAAAGCTAAAGAACCTGCGATGAAGAAAGGTGGCGCTGTTAAACGGTTCTCTCGCGGTGGTGGTATTGAAATTAAAGGTAAGACTCGTGGGCGTATTTGCTAAATGGCACGGGGCCAAAATCAGACTACCAACATTCTGGCTAATAGTGTTTTGCCAGCCGATGCCTCACAGTCTTTGTTTGCGCCAGATATGACACCAGCTCCACTACCAAGTGCACCACAGTCTGCCAACAATGCTTTTAAGAAAGGTGGGAAAGTGAAAAAGTTTGCTCGTGGTGGTGGTATTGAAACCAAGGGCCGTACAAAAGTGAGGTTCGTATAATGGCTAAGAACTGGATCGCGGGTGCAATCGGTAAAAAAGGGGCACTGCACGAAAAATTAGGAGTGCCTAAAGGTGAAAAAATACCTGCCAAGAAAATGGCTAAAGCAGCTAAGTCTTCTGGGAAACTAGGTAAAGAAGCACGCTTGGCAGAAACTTTAAAGGGCTTTAAGAAGAAATAATGGCTACAGAAACTACATCCGGCACAACACTATTTAATCCAGATCTTAATGACACCTTTGAAGAGGCTTTTGAGAGAGCTGGGTCTGAGTTACGTAGTGGGTATGATTTTCGTACTGCCCGTCGCTCTTTAAATTTTCTACTTACTGAGTGGGCCAATCTCGGCATAAATTTGTGGACGATAGTAGAAGGTGAACAGGTTTTAGTTCAAGGACAAATTACATATGATCTTCCTATTGATACTGTAGATCTTATTGAGCATGTCATTCGTAGTAATGCCGGGCAGACAAACAACCAATCAGACATAACCATAAGTCGTATTTCTGTTTCTACGTACGCAACAATACCTAACAAGCTAGTACAAGGACGGCCCGTACAGGTGTGGATTAACCGCCAATCAGGGCAATCTTATCCAACAGGAAGCACCCCAGACTATAACCCCCAGTTCACGGTGTGGCCTGCACCAGATGGGACACAGCCATGGGTATTTCATTACTGGCGCTTGCGCAGACTGCAGGATGCTGGTAGTGGTGTTAATGTGCAAGATATTCCGTTCAGGTTCCAGAATGCCCTTGTAACAGGATTGTCCTACATGCTGTCATTAAAGCTGCCCAATGCAGACCCACAACGTATTGCTGGGCTAAAAGGCATGTATGCTGAAGCACTACAGCTAGCTATGGACGAAGATCGCGAAAAGGCCCCCATACGGTTTGTACCGCGCAATATGATGATGAATTAATAATGGGCAATAAATTCAGTTCTGGTAAGAACAGCATAGCGGAATGCGATCGTTGTGGTCAACGCTATATGCTAAAAGAGTTGAAGCCAGAGGTGATAAAGACTAAAATCACAAACATAATGGTATGCCCAACTTGTTGGGACCCTGATCAACCGCAGCTACTTCTGGGTATGTACAGTGATGTTTTTTTAGATCCGCAGGCAGTACGCAACCCACGGCGCGATTTAAGTTTAGAATACCCAACAACGCGCATAGCATCACGAACATTGGAATGGGGCTTTGCACCAGTAGGGCTTCAGGGGGACATGTTTAAGTATATGCCAAATTCTTTGGTAGGTAGTGGTGCTGTAGGCACTGTAATTATTACAACTTCGTAGGAGAGCATCATGAGTAGAAAAGAAGATGGGATTGCTAAGAAAGGCAAAACGAAATCAACGGGTGCCAAGATTGATGGGCCTAGTGTGGGTGAAGAAACAGGCGGTAAAAAGTCTGTTGGGCGCTCCCAAGAAACTACTAAGGCTATAGGTCGTGGTTTGGCTAAACTAGCGTTCCTTAAGGGGAGTAAATAGCATGAGTAAAGCTAAAGGTGATAACTTACCAGGTAAAGAAATTCCTGCGTACCGCACTCCAGAACTACAGAGCGGAAAGCCTGTTCGTGAAGGAGATCCAAAAACAGACGGTATTAAACAACGTGGGCATGGTGCGGCTACTAAAGGCATCATCTCACGCGGCCCCATGGCTTAAGGATTATTTGTGAACTACATACAACTAGCCCAGGCAATTCAGGACTATGCTGAAAACACGGAGCAGCTATTTGTAGCTAATATAGCCACCTTCGTAGAAGAGGCAGAACTGCGCATATACAATTCTGTACAATTACCAGCGCTACGCAAGAATGTTACAGGCACCATAACAGCCCTAAATCAATATTTAGCTCTTCCTATAGATTGGCTATCAACATACTCTATAGCTGTTATAGATGCTAGTGGTAACTATTTTTACTTGCTTGATAAAGATGTGAATTTTATTCGGGAGTCATACCCTAGCGTTGGATCATTTGGGCAACCTAAGCACTACGGTGTTTTTGGTTCTCAAGCATCTAATGCTAACATAATGACTCTACTTTTAGGGCCAACACCGGACCAAAACTATAATACTGAATTACACTATTTTTACTACCCGCCTACTATAGTACAAGGTGTTATTAGTGCTTTTGGTGGTACCACTGGTGGTTCTTTATACACAAACGGCACTTTTGAAAACATCCCACTAACAGGTGGTTCTGGCAGTAACGCTACTGCTACTATAACTGTTTTAGGGGGCATTGTTACTGCGGTAGTTGGTAATAGTGGTGGTTCATTATATGTTCCTGGGGATGTGCTTAGTTTTAATGTGTCTAGTATTGGTGGTTCAGGTGCTGGATTTTCTATACCTGTAGCCAGTGTTTCTAATGCTTCAGGGCATTCATGGCTTGGCGATAACTATGACTCTGTGTTGTTCTACGGGGCGATGCGTGAGGCTTGCATATTTATGCGTCAAGAACAAGATGTAGTGGCTAACTACGAAAATAAATACCAAGAAGCAATGTCAGAGCTTAAGAGATTAGGTGATGGGCTACAGCGCGGTGATGCGTATAGAGATGGCCAGACGAAACTTAGGGTGCGTACATGAGTGGGATAACACAGACACAATGTACGCAGCTAAAATTAGACCTGCTAAGCAGCTATTTTACTTCAGGTTCTTTTAAACTTGCGCTTTATGGGTATTCAGCAGCATTAGACAATACAACTACTGCATATACAACAGTAGGTGAGATTACAGGAACTGGCTATACAGCCGGAGGTGCGGCTCTTACAGTAATACCACCAGCAGCAGATTCTGTAAGTAATACTGCATACGTATCGTTTCAACCAGTGACTTGGACTCCAGCATCTTTTACGTGTGTGGGGGGCTTGATATATAATGCAACAACAGGCCATGCAGTATGTGTTTTAAGTTTTGGATCCATAAGGACTGCCTCAAATTCATTTACGGTTACTTTTCCAACATTTGCAGCATCTACTGCAATTATCCGCATAAGCTAGGAGCTATCATGAGTGACGAAAAAACAAGTATGGGTGATTCTGTAGATGCTACAGTGACCCGAAATGCAGGCCAACTGGACATATTTAGTCTTTTGGGCGAATACAAGGCAGAGTGCTATGGGCCTGATGGTATTTTAAAGTGGGCTGACGTCATTACGAATCTGACTACTAATCCTGGGCGGGTTTTGATTATGAACTCCCTTGGGGGTAATACTGCTTCAGGCGCAGTGGTAATGGGATTGAAAGGCACAGGGGCTGCAGCATATACAGATACACAAGCATCGCACGCAGCTTGGCTTGAAGTTGGTGGGGCGAATGCTCCTACATATTCAGGCACCCGCAAGACTCCTGCTTTTAGTGCTGCAACCAATGCAAATCCATCTGTGCTAGCAACTAGTGCGGCAGTTATATTTAGCATGACGGGCTCAGGCACCGTAACAGGGGCATTTATTAACTTAGGCGGTTCGGCAACTATTGATAATACTACAGGAACTTTATTTAGTGCTGGTGATTTTACTGCAGGTTCTAAAACAGTGTCTTCAGGCGATACGATAAACGTTACTTACACATTATCTGCTGCTGGTTAACTAGGAGCATGCAATGACTCTAGTTCTTGCCGACCGTGTTTTAGAAACTGCCACTTCTCCTGGTACGGGAGCGGTCAGCTTGCTGGGGGCTACTACGGGGTATCAGTCGTTTTTGACGGGCGTTGGTAATGGCAACACTACTTACTATGCCATAGTTGATCAAGCGGGCGCTAACTGGGAAGTAGGGCTTGGTACCTATAATTCGACAGGTAGTGTACTAACACGAACAACTCCTTTGTCTGGCAGTGCTGCAACTCCTGTTAATTTTGTTGCTGGCACACAGAATGTCTTTGTAGCCTACCCCGCAGAAAAAGCAGTTTATCAGGGTGGTCCTTTGTCGGCTACTTCTGTTACAACACCTATTATAGAAAGTGCAACCACATTACAACTCCAAACTAACGGCACAACAACAGCAGTAACGATAGATGCTCTTCAGAATGTGGGTATTGGTGTTACGCCTAGTACTTGGACTACTGGAACTAACATATTACAAATAGGTTCAAAATCCTCCTTATGGCAAGGTGCAGGAGGGGGTATCAATGTAAGTAATAATTATTATATTACAAGCGGCGGGGTATATACTTACCTTACTACGGGGTATGCGTCCTTATACAGCCAAAGTAATGGAACGCACGCTTGGTCTACAGCACCATCAGGGACGGCAGGAACAACAGCAACATTTACTACTGTTATGTCATTAGATGCTAGTGGTAATTTACTCTTAACTAATGGTACTCAAGTTTTGAATGGCTCAACTACGGTCTTCGCTGCTGCTCTAACAAATGCAAAAGAACTCGTAAATATCATCGCAGCTGCCCCTGCCGCAACTCAAAATATCTATTTTAATCTCGGTGCTGTACAGTATTGCACCACAACAGCAGCTAATAATTTTGTATTGAATTTTGCCATGTCGGCGGGGACGGCACTTAATACCGCAATGGCTGTTGGTGATTCAGCAACCTTCGCTTTTAAGACTGTGCAAGGCACTACGGCTTATTATTGTACTTCAATCACTGTTGATGGTACCGCAACGGGTGTGACTACTAAATGGGTTGGCGGTGCGCCAATAGCAGGTAATGCTTCGGGTTGGGATTACTACACGGGCAACATTATTAAAACCGCGTCGGCAACTTATGACGTTGCAGTACAACTGTCGCAGGCTAAATAAAATGCCTTTCTTAAGCACATTAGGCGCAGCATCCGCTAGAGGGTTCGGGATGCTTATATCTGCGGCGTCAAGACTCCATGCCATCGCAGTGGCTCATGACATCACCCCATGGGTATCCGCTTACCCTTGGTCGGGGAGCGGCTTTGGCACCAAGTTCACCAATCCCGGAACGCTACCTGCTAGCACCGGGTATGGTGTTGCGTTCACTGCGGCTGGTGATGCCATCGCAGTGGCTCATGACATCACCCCATGGGTATCCGCTTACCCTTGGTCGGGGAGCGGCTTTGGCACTAAGTTCACCGATCCCGGAACGCTGCCTACTAGCACCGGGCGTGGTGTTGCGTTCACTGCGGCTGGTGATGCCATCGCAGTGGCTCATGCCAACTCCCCATACGTATCAGCTTACCCTTGGTCGGGGAGCGGCTTTGGCACCAAGTTCACCAATCCCGGAACGCTACCTGCTAGCACCGGGTATGGTGTTGCGTTCACCGCGGCCGGTGATGCCATCGCAGTGGCTCATGCCACCTCCCCATACGTATCCGCTTACCCTTGGTCGGGGAGCGGCTTTGGCACCAAATTCACCAATCCCGGCACGCTACCTACTAGCACCGGGCGTGGTGTTGCGTTCACCGCGGCCGGTGATGCCATCGCAGTGGCTCATGCCAACTC